TTTAATTTCAAAGCGTACAATTCTGGTGGAGTTTCAAGTGGTCCTCCTCCAAAAAAAGGGCCTAACCCACAAGTACCACCAATTAAAATGAAAAAAGGAAAAATGAATTCTATGACTTGTCCTCATAGACCAGATGGAATTCGTGGTATGGGTGCAGCAATAAAAGGATTTAAATTTATAGGAGTAAAATAATGTGGTTTCAAGCAATAAAATTAGCAGTATCTGCAGGATCGAAAATTTATTCAAACAAACAAAAAGCAAAAGTGGCTATGTCAGATGCACAATTATTACATGCAGAAAGACAAGCACGAGGTGAAGAGGCTTATCAAGGTAAGCTTTTAGAGGCTAGACAAAATGATTATAAGGACGAATTTGTTTTAATAATTTTAACAATACCTATTTTAATTCTTGCATGGGCTGTTCTAAGTGATGATCCAGAAGCTATGGAAAAAGTAAATTTATTTTTTGAACATTTTGCAGCTCTTCCATCATGGTTCACTAATCTCTGGATTTTAGTTGTAGCTAGTATTTTTGGAATTAAGGGCACTCAAATATTCCGTAATAACGGTAAAAAATAAAAAGTATTGCACATTATTTTGTATAATATATAGATTCAATATGAATCTTAGATTAGCAATATTAGATGCATTAGAAGATCGATATAATGCACAAATTTCAGAAGCTGATGCAACGATACAAATTTACTTAGAAAAACCAGTAGCTATTGGAGAACATCCACAACACATAGATGAGATAGATAAATTAGTTGATAAGATAGCTGCAGCAGAAGAAAAATTAAAAGTTTTACAATCATTTAAAATTTAATGTTAGATCCATTTACTAAAGACCAAATAGTAAATGTTATTAATAAACAAATAAAAGATGTTAAGGATCACATTTGCTATGGGGTTGAAACAGAATCTCGATTAATGTATGCTCGTGGCAGACTCAGCGCTTTAGAAACGCTGCTTCAGGATATTAAAAACCTGCAAAAGGAGAATAACGATGGTACAATTGATTAAGCCCAAGCTTACAGATTTCGGTAAGAATGAAAATAAAGCAGAGGTAAAATCACAAATTCCTACAGATTCAGAAGGCATCAAAAAATATCTTGAAATCATACCTAACCCAGTTGGATACCGTATGCTTGTCAGACCATGGTCAGGCCAAGCTAAAACAAAAGGCGGTGTAATTCTAGCAGATGAAACCCAAGATAAAATACAAATGACAACAGTAGTTGGACTTGTAGTTAAAATGGGCGACCTTTGTTATGAGGATAAAGAAAAATTTCCAAATGGTGCTTGGTGTAAAGAAGGTGAATTTGTTATTTATGGCAGATACACTGGAAGTAGATTTCAAACCAAATACGGTGAACATCGTATTTTAAATGATGATGAAATAATAGGAACTATAAAAAAGCCAGAAGATATTCTCCATTTATTTTAATAAAGGAGGATAAACATGGCAGAAGTAAAAGACTATAGTGCAGAAGCATTATTAGCCAAAGAAAAAGAAGTTGAACTAGATACTGATGATGTAAAAGAAGAAAGTGTTCAACTTGAAGAAAAACCAAAACAAAAAGAAGAACCCAATCTTAATTTAGGAGAAGTTGATTTAGGTTATACAGATCACTCTAAATCAAAAGATGAAAAAACAGACAAACCTAATATTGAGGTAACAGAAGATAAAGACGAAACAACTAAAGTAGAAACAGAAGAAAAAAAAGAAGAAGAAAAACCAAACTTACAAGAATCAAGAAGAGATTATCAAAAAAGAATAGATAAACTTGTTTTTCAAAAAAAAGAAGCTGAGAGAAGAGAACAAGCAGCTCTTGATTTTGCTAAAGGTTTACAGAAAAAATTTGACAAAAGTTCTTTAAAATTTAAGGAGACTGATGAACAGTATCTAAAAGAATTTGATGCAAGAGTAGATGCACAAAGAGAACAAGTCAAAGTGGCTTTGAAACAAGCGATTGAAGCTAATGATGCTACCCAAATAATGGAAGCTAACGATAAGTTAACTCAATTAGCTGTTGAAAAAGAAAAGGCTCGATTAGAATTAGCTAATAGAGAAAAACAAAAAAAAGAAGAAGAAACAAAAACAACAACAAATAACGTACAAGCTGAACCTCAAACAGCGGAATCATCACAACAACCACAGATTACTCCTAAAGCTAAAAAGTGGGCAGAAGAGAATAAGTGGTTTGGAAATGATGAGGTCATGACTAATGCTGCCATAACTATACATAACAATATATCTCAAGAGGGTATTGAAGTGGATAGCGATGAGTATTATAATGAAGTTAATTCAAGACTAAGGAAATATTTTCCTGAGAGTTTTGATAACACTACGGACGAGCCTAAAAAAGAGACACCGAAACCCGTCCAAACGGTGGCCTCGGCAGGTCGTAGTCAACAAGGACGCAGAACTGTGAAACTCACCAAGTCACAAGTAGCTATTGCTAAACGATTAGGGGTGCCACTAGAGGAATACGCTAGATACGTGAAGGAGGATAAATAATGAGTACAATTGATAGAACTTCACGGGAGTCAGAGACTAAAGTTTCGAAAGAAGCTAAAAAATCATGGACTCCACCATCCAGTTTGGATGCGCCACCCGCACCGAACGGTTACGCCCATAGATGGATACGTACAACCGTTCAAGGTTTTGAAGATACAGCTAATGTATCTAAAAAAATGAGGGAAGGTTGGGAATTTGTAAAAGTCGAACAAGTGCAAAACGAGATCGGCACAAACAAATATCCTTTCTATACCGAAGGTAAATACGAGGGGTGTATTGGAATTGGGGGCCTTGTGCTGGCAAGGATACCGGTAGAGATATTGGAACAACGCGCTGAGTATTTTAAAAGACTTACTCAAGATAGAATGAACGCAGTTGACAATGATCTTATGAAGGAACAGCACCCGGATATGCCTATCAATATTGATAGACAGTCCAGAGTGACCTTTGGTGGTGGACGCAAAAAATAATTTTGCAATACCTACTAGGGTTGAAAATAAACTGTTAAAAGGAGAACAAAAACATGGCAAACGTAAGTGAAAAGTTTGGTCTTAGACCATACAGAAAACTAGACGGTACACCATTAGTTGGAGCTCAAAACAGATATACGATTGCGTCAGGCTATGCAGATGCGATATTCCAAGGAGAAATGGTTGAACCATTAGGAACTGGTAATATCCGAAGACATGGTCCTAACACATCGGATGCTGTGGTAGGCGTTTTTAACGGATGTTTTTATACAGACCCAACTACTAAAAAGCCAACATTCAGTAACTTTTATCCTGGCGGTATTGCTGCTAGTGATATTACTGCATTCATCATTGATGATCCAGATGCAGTATTTTTAATTGATGCTGATGCGACTTTTACAAGAGCTGATTTGTACAAGAACTACTCTGTTACAAACACAACAGGTGTAACGCAAACAGGAATATCGAAACAACAACTTGATGTTAGTGTTTCAGGAACTGCAACTACATTCGTAATTCAAGCGATTGATATTTCGCAAGATCCTGAAAACTCTGATACGGGTAATGCAAATGCAAATATTCTTGTTAGAATCAACAACCACTTCTACAGAAGTGGAACAGGTATAGCGTAATAAAGGAGAATAACTATGGCAATATCACGATCACAACTAGTTAAAGAACTAGAGCCAGGTTTGAATGCTTTATTCGGCCTGGAATATAGTAGATATGAAAATCAACATGCGGAGATTTATACTACTGAAACATCTGACAGAGCTTTTGAAGAAGAAGTAATGTTAAGTGGTTTCGCTTCTGCACCAACTAAACAAGAGGGTGCTGGAGTAGTGTTTGATACAGCAGGTGAAACTTTCACAGCTAGATACAATCACGAAACAATCGCTTTAGCATTTGCTATAACAGAAGAAGCAATTGAAGATAATCTATACGACAGATTAGCTGCAAGATACACAAGAGCTCTTGCAAGATCTATGTCTAACACGAAGCAAGTTAAAGCTGCTAACGTACTTAACCAAGCACAGTTTACTGCTGTGACTGGTGGAGATGGGAAACCGTTAATTTCTAACGCTCACCCACTAGCAACTGGTGGTACATTCTCAAATGTATTATCCGTAGCTGCAGACCTTAACGAAACTTCACTTGAGCAATCGTTAATCGATATCGCTGGTTTCGTAGACGAAAGAGGTTTAAGAATCGCTACTCAAGGTAGAAAAATGATAATTCCAAAAGAATTACAATTTACTGCTGAGAGATTGATGAAATCACCTCAAAGAACGGCTACAGCTGATAACGATATCAACGCAATTGTGTCTATGGGAATGGTACCAGAAGGATACTCAGTTAATAATTTCTTAACTGATACTGACTCGTTCTTCCTTATGACTGATGTACCTAACGGAATGAAACATTTTGTTAGATCACCAATCAAGACTGCAATTGAGGGAGACTTCGATACAGGTAATGTTAGATTTAAGGCTAGAGAAAGATATTCTTTTGGATTCTCAGATCCTAGAGCAATCTTTGGTAACGGAAACTTACCAACTAGTTAATAGATTAAATACTTAAGGTATTACTTAAAAGGGGCGGTGTTCACATCGCCCCTTTTTTTATGTATAATAAAACAACCTAGAATAAATAATTTTGTAGACTGACTAGGCAGACGGTATAGAGACTACAAAATAAAACGCTATACAAGGAGAATATTATGGCAAATACTACATTTGACGGACCGGTCAGATCAAAAAATGGTTTTATTAATTTAGGACCTGCTGCAGTAAAAGCTGTTACTTTAGCTACAGATTTAACTGTTGCCGACCATGCAGGAAGATTAGTAACAATGGATCCTGCAGCAACACCAACTGCAATCACAATACCTTCAATAATTTCAACTGCTGATTCTGCTGTTGCAGGACCAGGAAGTGATCCAAATAATAAAAGCACAATTGGAACAACTTTTGAAATTCTTTTTATTGATGATTTCACAGGAACTATCAAAACTGCTAACACATCTGACAAATTTGTTGGTATGGTTACACTTGGAATTGACGCTTCTACAGCTGGAAAACAATTTGTTCCAGCAACAGCAAACAATGAAGTTAACCTAAATGGTGAAGCAGGAGCATCTGTTGCTACAACTGGTGGTCTAAAAGGTTCAAGAATTAAATTTACTGCAATCGCAGCTAACTTATATGCTGTTGAAGGTTTACTTAATGCTACTGGATCTTTGGCAACGCCTTTTGATTCACAGTAATAATTAATTAGTGGCTCCTTCGGGAGCCACAACTAAAGGAGAAAATTATGGGTGGAGGAAGTTTTTCATCAGATCAATCGAGTGCTCATGCTACTTCAACTGCACAAATGGTTGCTACAGGTAAAAGAGCAAGATTGACTTCTATTCAAGGAAAAGGCAATTCAGCTAGCGGATCTGTAATATTTAAAAGTGGTGGAGCATCCGGCACTACGATTGCTACATACTTATTTGGTGCAGAGGGATTAGATATGTATTTACCTGGAAATGGAATTTTATTTGAAGATGGTATTCACGCAACAATCTCTGGAACAAGTGGAATAACAATAACATTTACATAGAATTAAAATGAAATCAGACGTAAAAGCTGTAAGAAAAACAACAACCGGAAGTGTATTTGGAGGAAGAACAAGATTAAGAGGAATTATCTTAGGTTCAACATCTTCTTCAAGTGCCGGACAAGTAACATTACAAAATGGTAATTCAGTTACTCAGTTTATTGTTGATGTTCCTGCGGGAGATACATTTGCTTATAATTTAGCTGAGGATGGTATTTTATTTGAAGGCGGAATGACAGTTTCTGCTATTTCAGATTGTACTGTTACACTAATTATAGATAAATGATTGATAATTATTACGCAGATATATTAGGCATGAAAAGAGGTGGTGATGTACAGCCACCTAAAACAAAAAAATATTTTAGATCAACAAAGTCTGGTGCAGGTATGACTAAGGCAGGTGTTGCTAAATATAGACGTGATAATCCTGGATCAAAATTAAAAACTGCTGTTACAGGAAAAGTTAAACCAGGATCTAAGGATGCAAAAAGAAGAAAAAGTTTTTGTGCCCGTAGTTTAGGACAAATGAAAAAATTTCCTAAAGCTGCAAAAGATCCTAACTCAAGATTAAGACAAGCGAGAAGAAGATGGAAATGTTAGCACACCTCCTTAGAAAACTTTTAGGATATGATATACTTGAAAAAAGAGTAAGAATCTTAGAAAGAAAAAATTATTGGAGAGAGAAATATAAACATGGCTTATCTAAACGTAAACATTCCTCCAATATACTGTAAAATAAGAAAGGAGTATCTTTATGATCTTAAAGAACATATGGGAGAAAGTGAAGACTGTGTTGTCTTCGCTGCCACATCTATTCCAGGGCGTGCAATCTTATTCAATATCATGTTACCAAATGGTGCATGCTATTGGCGTTTGCCTATCTCAGCGTTTTTCCAAAAATCGTATGACAGAGCCACTGTGCCGAATATGCAGACGCACGAGTTGGAATTGTGGAACAGTTTTAGTTATTATCCTAGTGTTACTACTTTTGATTTTTTAATTGGAGAAAAAGGTAAATATTTTGGTATAGATAAAAAGTTTTATTATGGACAATATTTATTTACAATTGATTGGGCGCATCCAGACCCAAATATTTTAGATGTTGAACATAGTGAAATACCTGATGAACATAAGTGTGCACATATATTGGCTCTCACTAACGGCAATTATGCAGCTCAGCCTAATAATCGTATTCTGTGGAATGTTAGTAGCTACACTACTAATAACGATATTCCAGACTATAAAGTTCAAAGCACTGAATGGAATGTTGAAAATAAAGGATTAATTACTGAAGATTCTGATAAAATGTTTTATGAAATAGAAAAAAAGTTAGATGATAGATAAGTGGATATATAAATTTTTTGGTGCACTAGACAAGTTTGTTCTATTTGTAGATAATATTGTAAAACTTATGAATAGGATTAATATGAATTATTACTTTACAGGTATATTAATTTTAGGATTTTTATTTCTAGCTCTTTGTGGTGGACCAAATGT